CAGCGGGAGCGGCACATATGGTGGATCAGGCGGTGGCCTAGGTTCAAGTGGTGGTTATGGTTCAAATTACGCAGGCGGCGCAGGCGGCGGCGGTGGCGCAGCAATCACAGGTTCGGTCGCAGCTGGTGTTGTTTGGATTAATACAGGAACACGTTACGGTTCAGTTGGTTAAGGAGTAAAAATAATGGAATTAACAGATTACGATATTATTGGTTTTGATGAAACGGTTGGACAAATTCAAGTACACTTTAAAATATTGAATTATCCTATACTGGTAGATTTACATCCTGATGAAACAGGACATTATCCTGAAGGTGAAGTTTTAGACGCCTTCATTCGAGGATTGTGTCCAACAGGTCATTACATTCGTTCACAAGCAATTGCAGCGGGTATACCTAATGCTTCTAAGATTGCTGCTTTGGTTGTACCAAGTACATTACCAAAACCTCAAACGGTTGAAGCGCCAACTATCCAACAAAAAGAAGTTGAAGACTTAATAAACATGATTAAGGGTTCAAACCCAACAACTTAATTATGAATGGTAATAGTTTTTACTACTCTAGTGATAAAAGACTTTTTCCAAACTTATTTGATGCGTTAGAGTACTGTAAAACAAACGGAACAACACCGTATTTTTATTATAATGACCATGTGTATCAAAATGTTGACTGGAAAACAGAACCTCCAGAATCTTTAGAGTATTACTACAGGGAACAGGCACAACGTATTCGTGATGAATATGATTATGTTGTGCTGTTCTATTCTGGTGGTTACGACTCAACAAACATACTAGAAACGTTTCATTTCAACAATATCAAATTAGATAAGGTTGTTTGTGTTGGTGCGTTCAAACAAGATACCTTTTCTAACGTTGATGAAAACCATAATGGTGAAATCTACCTGAATTGTTTTCCATACATCAAAGAGTTAGGTTTAGAATCAATAACTCAGTTGTGTGATTACACCGACTATTTTGGTGACATTAAAAATTTTAGTGTATATCAATATGGTGAAGAATGGATTGAAAATGTTGGTCCTTGGTTCAGTGTTCATCATTGGTTCTGGAAAGATATACACAAATATGTTGTACCAGAACACATGCAAGGTAAGAAAGTCGCATTGATATGGGGTAAAGATAAACCATGTGTAAGTGAGATTAATGGTAGATATTCTTTTAGATTTTCTGATAGACCTGCACTAAGTTATTCTGGTATTGGAGAAGTTCCAAACATGGATCGCATCAACTTCTATTGGGATACAAACTTTACAATATTGACAGTCAAACAAGCTCATGTTGTAAAAAAATTGAAAACTGAAAAAAGATTCATTGATAGAAACCATGCAGTTTACAATTTACGCAAACCAATTATCTTTCAATCACCAAAAAGTTCAACACCACTCCTGAGTCTACGTGACAACTTTTTACTCAACCATAAAAATAGCTCAATGTTTGATTTTTATAGTATGGGCATAAAAAAACTGGTTAATAAAGTTGATTATAAACACATACCACTAATTTATTCGAGAAATTATTACTTAGAATGAAAAATGATTGGTTGACTACAAATTTGGCTGATAGAACTGCAAACAATCTTTGTGATTTTACGGTCAAATTTAATCCACATACTTTCCAAAAAGACACATTTCTTGGAAACAGTATTCGTGTGGCCAAAGAGGTCTATGAACAATATGACAACCTATATTTGACCTATAGTGGTGGTATTGATTCTGAATTTGTATTGAACACTTTCTACCAGTTAGAATTACCAATCACTCCAATTATCATATTGACACCATACAATATGATTGAATCTCAATACGCTTTTAAGTATTGTAATGAACGTAAGATTCGTTATGAGGTTTTATCTTATACTAAAGAAGAAATTCTGACAAAGATGTATGAGAGAACATGCAAACGTGGATGGTTCTCAATATTGGGTGGTTTGCCTCTAATTGCATGTGATGAGGTAAACAAAGTTGGTGGTAAATTGTTGACTGGTTATGGTGAACCTTTTGCAACAACAGAAAATATAGATAGTTCTCCACTAGGGACAAACCTAGAACTGTGTGAATGGGATTTCTATTTGGATGCATACGATTCGTCACACCCATCAGGGTTTTTTACGTATGACATTGGTATGTTTCATTCGTTGATGAATGGTATAGAATATGGTAAACCAACACAACAAGCCAAGTATGAACTATATGGACTTGAACCGAGACCGAAGATGTTTTGGGATGAAGAATTCTATGAAATCTTTCGTGCAGTAAAGTGTGATGTGAAACACTTTGAGTATTTTGTTGAGAAAAAAACTTTAGATGAATTGTTAGACAAGTATGGAATATAATATGAAATTTCTCTCTATTGCTGCAACGTTCCATGATTCAAACATCTGTTATTATGATGGTTCAAAGTTACATTATCTAAAACCTGAACGAATCAACCAACAAAAACATTACATGGTTCCAACCAAAAATGAGTTTGAAAAATGGATAAGTCAATGGAACATAACACTTGATGATGTAGATGAAATTGTTTTGTGTACCACTGCAATTCCAGAAAACTCAGCATTCTTTGATACTTGGAGAGAAGTTCTAAAACAAGATAATGTCACCGGATTAGACCATCATTTGGCACACACATTAAGTATTCAGTTGTTTTCGGATAAAGACTTTGATGTGTCTATTGCAGTTGATGGTGAAGGTACAAAACACAGTTGGCAAGTATATCATCAAAACTCTTTGGTTGCATCTGGTGAAGTTGCCAAGTGTGGTTCAATAGGTCATGGTGTTCTTACAATGGCCAAGAGACTTGGTATAGAAGGTCATCACGTAGACCTTGCAGGAAAACTAATGGGTTTGCAAAGTTATGGTCAACTAAATGAAGATTACCTGCAAATACTAAGACAGTTTGATATCAACAATCTTGGTGCTAAATCCATACCTGGTTTTGGTGAGATTAATTGTATAAGTGGTGATACAGTATTCTCATTTGAGAGATATCAAGAGTATAAACCAAATACCAATGCGTTAGAATGGGCACATACCGTTCATCATAGATGCGGGGAAATTCTGTTGGAGTTGTTCAAGACTTATGCAAAGCCTACCGATACAATCAGTTACAGTGGTGGTGTTGCACAGAATGTAATTTGGAACACACTACTCAAGAAAGAGTTTCCTAATTTGGTTATCTTGCCACACTGTAGTGATGAAGGTCTATCTTTTGGTGGTATAGAATATCTAAGACGCAAACATAACCTGCCAAGAATTGTGGTCGATAATTACCCATTCATTCAGATGGATGAATCGACAGACGAGATACAAGATGATACAATCGAACAAGTGGCCAAGTTACTTGCAGAAGGTAAAGTTGTTGCATATTATCAAGGTCACGGTGAGGTAGGACCAAGAGCATTAGGTAACAGAAGCATTCTATTAGACCCAAGAATTCCTAATGGCAAAGACATTATCAACACAATCAAGAACCGTGAAGTGTACAGACCATTTGGTGCAACCGTATTGTCACAATTTGGTAAAGAATACTTTGACCTAGACTTTGAAAACCCATACATGTTATATGTTGGTAAAACACAAAAAGACAACCTAAAGTCTATCACGCACGTTGATGGTACATGCAGAGTACAAACTGTTTCGGAAGGACATTTCTTTAAGTTGTTGACAAAGTTCTATGAACTAACTGATTGTCCTGTACTATTGAACACCAGTCTAAACAATTCAGGTAGGCCTATTGCAGGAAATATAACTAATGCTGTAGGAGAATTTGTAAACAAGAAAATTGATGTATTGGTTGTAGGAAACAAGATTTATCGAAAATGACTTACATATTTTACTTTTTAGTATGGACTTTGATGTTGTATTGGATACACCGTTTTAGTCATAGTTCTAAATTTATGATGAAGTTTCATGGTTTACATCATGGGTTTATCAATCGCAACCTACAGAATGGTAAAGTTGCAAGATGGCATTGGTCAAACCTGTTTCTATTCAATGACAACTGGACAAGTACCATTGATTTGTGGTTGACAGAAGTGATTCCAACTGTTATAATGAGTGCAATCACTGGTCAATGGTGGTTGTTTATCTTCTATTACGTTTGGGCTGCGTTCATTCAAGAACCAATAGAACACAATCCAAAATTTAACTTACCATTCTTTTTGAGCGGTAAAAAACACTTGATACACCATAAGAATACTCAAGTGAATTATGGTTTGTTTTTTCCTATATGGGACAAATTGTTTCAAACCTATGCAGGCACTAAATATTTTAACCCAACTTAAGAGGTAAAAATGGCACAACTAATAATAACAGCAAGTAGAACCGATAACTCTCAACCTTGGTTTACATTAACATCTAATTTACTCTCAATGTTAACGTCAGACCAATTATCCGTGTTACAATCAACAGATTCAAACATGCAATCAGTTCCGGGTTATCAAACTACATCAATGTCTTATCCTGATGATTTGACAATGACAATCACACACACGTTTGATACCATAGAAAATGCTCAGAATGCTCATATTTTGTTTACACAATCACCAGCAAATACATTTTTCCATGAAAGAGATTCTATTATTAGAACTCTGAGACAATACGCTAACGTCAATTACACCTACACACAAACCGTTATATAATGTTTACTAAAGATACTTTCTGCATCATGCCATGGTCGACAATTCTAATCAATCCGACAGGAGAGTTTAGAATCTGTTGTTTTGCGGGTATTGATGATGATAGTATACAAGGAAATGACCACGGTATTTGTTTAGATGATAATGGTAATGTGATGAACATTATGACACATTCAATACAGGATGCGTTAAACAGTCGTTATCATAAAGAACTTCGTTTGGCTCAATCTAGAAACGAACGTCATCCTGTTTGTAAGGTTTGTTGGGACAGAGATGATGTTTGTGCATCTAAAAATGTACCATCAAATTCATTAAGACAGTTTCGTAGTTTTGTACAATTGCCTGATATGCCTAATGTGATACCAATTCATGCGGCAGAAAGTACGATGCAACCAGATGGTTCAATCGAGACAATACCAATAAGTTTAGATTTGCGTTTCACTAACGTTTGTAACATGAAATGTATCATGTGCAATTCACGTTACAGTAACCAATGGTACGATGATGAGATTAAGTTGTATGGTACCACAATTGAAAGAATCATTCCAAAAAGTGAAGTACCATGGCACGATTCACCTATTTGGTGGCAAAAGTTTGACGAGATTAAACATAGAGTAAAACACCTATACTTAACTGGTGGAGAGCCATTTGTTATCAAAGGACATGATGTTCTATTGGATAATCTAATTGATTCTGGTCTTGCTGGTGATGTTATACTTGAATATGATACCAACCTATCCGTTATCAACGACAAGATTCTGAAACGCCTAAGTCATTTCAAACAAGTTATATTTTCAGTAAGTTGTGATGACGTTGAAGATAAGTATGAACTCATTCGCTCCGGTGGAGAATTCCAAAGATTGTTGGAAAACTTGGAAAAAATCAAACAGAAAAACATTGGGATTAGATGGTTGACAACATGCACAGGAATTTATTCTGTGTTCTCACCAATACGTTTATTTCAATACTTTGCACCTCGTGGTTACACCAATTTCTCCTACAGATTTTTGAGAGCACCTTGGCATTCAGATTTGGCTAAGTTACCTGACCATCTGAAACAGAAGGTGATTGATGTCTATCAAAATTGTATACTACCAAAGGCAGCCAAAGACTATTACATTGGTTACTTAGAAAAAAATATGGGTGTTTACAGTAAAGAAGAATGTGAAAAGAGTTTACAAGCTCACATAGACTTCTTAAATAAACTTGATGAAATTCGTGGCACAGACTGGAAGAAAACTTTACCTGATGTTGCGGAGTTGTTAAAAGAATATCTATGATTGTTGATATTGCAGATAAGGTATCTGGTGTATATAATGTTAATGGTAGATTCTTTTCAAGCAAGATTAAATCATTACTGTATGCAACAATGGTGAATCAACCAGTTTCATTCTATTACTATGATGAAGTATGGGATAAAACGATTGAAACATACAAGTATACACCCGATGTGAACTTGTTGGACATGTATAGAATACGTGCAGAACAACTAAGAAGTCAATACGACTATCTTGTGTTACATTTTAGTGGTGGCTCAGATAGTACCACGGTGTTGGAGTCATTCATACTCAATGGTATTAAACTAGATGAAGTGTATGTTAAGTGGCCATTGAAGTTACTCAATTCTCAAGTATACACACCAAACAACAAAGACTTCAATCCCACCAACATGCTGAGTGAGTGGGACTTCTCTATCAAACCAAAACTTGATTGGTTACGTTCGGTTCATCCAGAGATTAAGATTGTAGTGGAAGATTGGACAGATGATTTATACCAATTCAACACAAACCAAATCACAGAAGAATTGTTTTTGAAACACAACCAAAATTTTGGTCTGGTCAATTTTATCTTTAGTGAAATGCTTTCCAAAAGTTCTATGGAAATGCAAGAACGTGGTATGAAAGTTGGTCATGTGTATGGTGCGGAGAAACCACTTTTGGTTTACAAAGACGAATCGTTTTACACATATTATAGCGATGCATCAACCAATGCAGTTGGTTTTCAACATGCACACGGTAAGACAGACCCAACAAACAAAATCAATTTCTACCATGCAGTAGACTATCCTGAATTAACAATTGCCAGAGCATACAAGATGGCAGACCACTTGACAAAAAATCCAGGTCTGATAAAATTGGTCGATTCGGCAAATGGTCGTTTACCAATTGAAGTTAAAACAAAGTTTATTGACCTGTTTCAAAAACTTTGTGCAAAGGTGTTGTATCCAAATTGGAACATGAATAACTTTCAAGTAGATAAACATGATTTGTCAAACCGACTTTACCATCCATGGTATCACTATGTGTTTGACCGTCCAGAATTTCAAGCCAAACAAACAAAAATTGAACAAAAGGTCAAAGACTTTAGTTCTGGAATAAGCGATACATATAAGGTATTTGATAAACACGGTAATGCGGTAGGTTTTAAACCAATCTCAACTAAACTTTTTAAACTGAAATGAAAAAACTTTTACTATTACTTTCTCTCGTTGCCACTACGGCATTTGCAACAGAATATAAAATGGTTCTACCATACGGACCAGGTTCACAAAGTGATGGTGTGAATCGTATGATTGCAGAAAAGTTCCATGAAATCACAGGCGACACCATTGTGATTGACAATAGAGCCAATTCAAACGGTGCAGTAGCACTAAACTATTTCAAGAACAACAAAGATGCCGACCTACTTGCATTAGGTTCTGGTATTCTTGTGTCCGACCCCGCATTGAAAGAAATGGTATATAACGATAGTGACTTCGAAAACCTTTTCTATGTTGGTACATCACCATTCTTTTGGATTGTTGGACCTAATTCTACCATCAAAACGATTGATGACTTGATAAAGAATGTACCAGCATTCGTAGGATCGAATTCCGACACAGGTAGAATCAACTCTATTCTCATGGATAAGAAGATTACCTATGTGTCCTACAAAGATTCTCCTGCGGTGATTGTTGCCGTTATGAGTGGTGAAATACCTGCTGGTAATATTGCCGCAACAAAGAGCTTGCTTGAATTGCATAAATCTGGTAAAATAACCATTGTTGGTAGTTCCTACAAAGATGACTTTGTGGTTGATGGTGTTCGCATACCATCTATTGTCAAGAGAACTAGACTAGAACAGTTCAATGGTTTTATGAGTCTTGCAGTTCGACCAGATATGGACGAAGCAAGAAAACAAAAACTTAAAGAAGGTCTATGGAAGGCAATCCATGATCCAGAAGTGCGTGAGAAATGTAAGTTATCTTTTGTGATGCCTGATGAATATGATGACATGAAGGTGTTCAATAAGTTCATTCAGACAACACGTTCTAATATGAGAAAATCGGTTCAACCATGAAGAAGTTATTATTGTTATTGGTGTTTTGCACCAGTTGTTTTGCAGAACCGATTGAGTTTGTTGTTGGTGCCGTGCCTGGTGGCTCAAACGATTCGGTTTCACGCAAACTTATGGAACAAATTGAAAGTAAAAGTGATTTGAAGTTTGTTATGGTTTACAAACCTGGAGCAGGACAAAAAATTGGTTACTCTTATGTCCTGCAAAGTAATAAACCAACTGTTATCGTATCAACTTCTGAAATTATGGATGTTGAACTGAAAGATAATGTTGATACAATTTTTAACTTAGGTGAGTTCAACAATTTAGTGTTAGTTAATGCACAATCAAACATCTATACAATTACAGACTTGGCTAAAAAATCTCAAATAAACTTTGGCCATGGTGGTGAAGGTACATTCAGTTACAGAGCAATGCAACAAGTTTGCAAGAATATGAATTGTTTGCCAGTTCCATTTAAAGGTGGTTCTGAAGCGATGATAAGTATATTGAGTAACACAATAGATGCATTTGCTGTATCGAATTATGGTGCTCAGTATGTAACCAATGATAAATTTCGTGCAATTGGTTATGTACACGTTAAGAATAGTTGGTTGAAGTTGTTTGGTAGAAACCTTACAAAGTCGGACAAGAAAACTATTCAAAACGTATTGAAGAATACTGATACAAAATTTTATACAGATATGGGATTACATGTTTAATTATTGTCCACCAAAAGACCTCGTTAACCTGAAATCGGAAACTTTTCCTGATGGTAAGCGTTACTATACCACACCTGATGGTGTTCGTTTGCCATCCGTAACGACAGTTATTGGTGCGAAGAAAAAAGAAGCCATTATGAAGTGGCGTCAACGTGTTGGTGAAGCTGAAGCTAACAGAGTATCACGTAAGGCAACTTCACGAGGTACCAACATGCACACTATCTGTGAAGATTACTTGAACAACCGTATTGATTATAATAGTGGTGCGATGCCTGATGCATTGGAAATGTTCAAGTCAATCAAACCATATCTAAACAAAATCAACAACATTCATTACCAAGAACAGGCACTATGGTCTGTTGCAATTGGTATGGCAGGTCGTGTTGACTGTATTGCTGAGTATGATGGTGTTTTGTCTGTTATTGACTTCAAAACATCTAAGAAAATCAAAACAAAAGAAGATATCCAAGACTACTTTGCACAATGTGTGGCATACGCCTGCATGTATGAAGAATTGGTTGGCATTGGTATCGACCAGATTGTGATTATCATGGCTGTGGAGAATGAACAACCATTGGTATTCATTGAGAAAACCGCAGACCATCTAAATACCTTGTTGGACTATATTGAATTCTACCGAAACAACGCTTGACGATTCCCTTCAACTCCACATTTTTATATATAATGGTGGAGGTAAATATGAAAAGTTATTCTTTGATTAAATGTGAAGGTTGCGGAAAAGAGTTTCAAAAAGAAACACGTTACGTCAAATCAGCTCAGAAAAAAGGTAGAAAAAATTATTGTACACTTTCTTGTCATGCGGAAACGACTAGAGAAGAAAAGTTAGGTGAATGGGTTATTAGCCAAGAAAACAAAGAATTTGTGAAAAAAATGGCTGGAAATCGTCTTGACGAATATTCACCTTTTAGAACTTTATTGAAAAGTTGTAGAACAAGAAAAAACAAAAGTGGAAATTCAAAAGGTGAATTTGATTTGGATTTACCATATTTAAAATCACTTTGGGAAGAACAAAGTGGTAAATGTGCTATAACAAAGGTTGACTTGGTGTTGGAACCGAGTTATAATAAGAACTTTCAAGCATCACTAGATAGAATTGATAGTTCTAAAGGTTATGTAAAAGGTAATGTAAGATACATTAGTGTATCGGCAAACTGGTTGAAGAATAATTTGGATGATACTCATGTAAATGAATTCATGCAAATTTGTAGAATGGTAGTAAACTGATCCTTAGAAAGGTTGGCAAGACGGGGCTTCGATGCCCCCACCTCCACCAAAAGCATATTGTTGCAGACCCTAACGAAGGCACTTGATTGAATCAAGAACAATATGCTTCTGATGGGGGTGACATGGCGATTGATTGACAAACAAGTAAATTGATTGGCTACCCATCACAGATAGATGTAAAAACTAAATCAAAATATCCGCAAACGAAGAAGTTTACGCATTGGCAGCCTAATCGCTGACTAGGGTTCGGTGGGTTCCTCGTAACAGAATACCCACCACTTTAATTAATTAAAAGGAGTTTTATGAAAAAGTTAGTTATTGCCGCTGCAGCGGTATTAAGTTTGTCAGCATTTGCTGATACATCATTCACTTATGTTGACGGCCAACAAAAAGACCAGTCTACTGGTGGTTTGTTGCATGTTAATATTTTTGGTGCAAAGACCTCTGTTGCAAAAGGTCTTGATGCTGATTTGTCTATCAACAACAAGCAAGACAATGCAACCAATGTTATCACCAACCGCACTGAAGCTGGTTTGACATTCACACAAGGCCTTGGTCCTGTTGATGCATACGTTCGTGGTTCTTTGGGTGAAAAACAAAAGTCTGGTGCAAACACATTTAGTTATTACACAGTTGAACCTGGTGTGATGGTTAAGTTGCCAGCAAACTTGTCTGCTAAGGTTGGTTACTACTTTCGCCAAGCAACACAAGATAACAATGCAGACACTTTGCGTGAAATGCGTTACACTGTTGGTTACGACTTGACTGCAAAAGACAAGTTAAACGTTGGTTACCAACACTCATTGCGTGGTGATGGTCCAATGTACGACACAAAGTTTGTTAGTTACACTCGTAGTTTCTAATCAATCAAGTGGGCCTAGTGCCCACTTTTAGGATTATTATGACAAAGTTATATCAAGTATTGGATCACTTACCAGAATTACCTGATGAGTTTGTCCAAGAGGCGATTAGAGTTTGGAAAGACCCAAACAAAAAAAGAGTTCAGCGTGGTAAAGTAAATGAATACACACCACATGATTCTATCGGCAATCAAAGATGGCCAAATGAAACCACAGTCAAACGTGGTGATGAACAGATTGAACACAGAACAAATTATCGTTATGAGTTAAGTGAAGACTTTCACCAATGGGTGAGAGACAACATTGCAAAAGAATTCATGGACATTGGTGTATCAATAAATGGATACAATGGTACACCGTCCAACTTAACAATGCCACATACAGACTTTTCAAGAGATTATACTCTGATGTATGTTTTGGATCCAGGTGGTCCCGATGTACGTACAATCTATTGGAAAGAAAAGGGATGCGATTTGCGTAGACCTAATTGGCATTATCCATCGAGTTATGATGACTTAGAATATGTGGATCATGTAGTCATTCAAACTCGTAGATGGACACTATTGAATGCTCGTGTCATTCATAGTATCGAAAACCTGGAATCAACTCGATTGAGTTTACAGGTTGCTTTCCACAATAGTCACCCGTGGGTGACAGGTGCAAAAAATGATTGGATAACACCAAACTAATTGCACAACACAAGGAGTTTAAATGAAGACATTCATAATAGCAATTTTTATTGCCTTAATGATGCCTCTAACTGCAAGTGAGAGTCCATTAGATATTTCCCAGATAATATCAGCAGAAGTAGGTCAACAAGTTCTATGCATGGCAAAGAACATCTACTATGAAGCAGCCAAAGAACCATTTGAAGGTAAACTGGCAGTGGCACAAGTTACAATGAATCGTACAAAGAGTTCACAGTTTCCACATACCGTTTGTGAAGTGGTATACCAGAAAGTGAACAACACTTACCAATTCAGCTGGGTTGGTGAAAAACATGGTGAGGCCACGGACAAATATGCGTGGGAAGAATGTATGATTGTTGCTAGAAAGGCCTTGACCGAATCTAAGTTACATGATACAATCTACAAATCGAAGTCAATGTACTATCATAACACATCAGTTAATCCTGAATGGAACTTGAAGTATGTTGCGAAGATTGGTAATCACCTTTTTTATACAAGAACCTAAATGCCTACAAAAAATGAAATCAGTGAATTTAGCGACACAATTAATGATATTGCAGAGCGTCTACGTATTACAAGAATGGATGCAATTCTACATCACTGTGAACAAACCGGTATGGAAGTGGATGTTGCCTCAACACTCATCTCCTCAGCTCTCAAGTCAAAATTGAGAGAAGAAGCACAAGAACTTAACTTACTGAAGAAGACTGCGAAATTGCCTTTATGATTTTACACACATTATTTCCAACACCGGTTCTGGAATCTTCAATTGAAAGAGAACTGACAAAAACTGAATTGGACTTTGTTAAAAAAGTTGAAATGAAACCAAATGTTGGTAACAGAACAAGTAAGAATACAGAAATTTTGAACTGTGAAGAAATGAACAACATCAGAGAATTTATTATTTCTTGTGTAAATGTTTATGCAAAGGACATTTTAAAATTTGATGATAAACTGGAATTGTACATAACACAATCTTGGTTGAATCACACAAAAAAAGGTCAGTACCACCACAGACATTTTCATTCAAATAGTTTCTTGTCTGGTGTCTTTTATTTTCAAACGGTTTCGGATTCCGACAATATTAACTTTGAAATTCCAGGAAAAGTTTTTACTTTTAATTGTAAGGAATACAATCCTTTCAATTCAATAAACTGGCGGCTTCCTGCACAAGTAGGTCACCTACTATTATTTCCATCCACACTTGAACATAGTGTGGATCAAATAACGATTAACAAAACAAGAATAAGTTTATCATTCAATACCTTCTTTAAAGGCAATTTAGGTGAAGAAGGTATATTAACAAAACTGGTTCTATGAGTTTCACTTTTGAAGAAGGCAGCGGATTCTCTGCCTTCGCTTTATATAATGCGATACGCCTTCATTTTACTACTGATAGTTACGATTTTTTCCGGTATGGCGGTAAATCCAACGTTAGCAAGGATGCTTTTGCAAACAACAAAGCAAAATACTCCTTCTACAAACTATCGAGAAANTATAATCTGGATGAACTGAAGAAGTTCTATATTGCCAATTTCCTTGCTGGTGAGGTAAAGTGGATTGGTGATATCACTGGTATTGAAGGTGAAGAAAACTTCAAAAACTGGCAAAAAAGAAACCAGAGCTTGACCTATCTCTTTGAACAAGATATAATACTATTGTTGAATGAGTTTGAATCACCAGAGGATATGTTGAAGGTGAAAGATGGTCAACATCCTGAACTACTGACCTTCCTAATGAATGGAAAGGTGTCCATCGAGACCCTGGTCATTCTGGCAGACATTCTAGGGTTCATGCCTATGTGGTCCAGTAAAATCACTGACGATATTATCTGGCCTGACATTCGCAGACGTATACAAAAGTATACACCATTCGTTAATTATGATAAGGCCAAATTCAAGGCCATTTTGAAAGAACAGATTTATGAAAATCACTAAAATCTACGTAGACATGGATGGCGTTCTATGTGACTTTGAGAAACGATACAATGAGTTGTATGGTAACATCAATCTACACGACCGAAGAACACAGTTTCGTCCAAACTTCACAGATTTTATCAACACAAGGCAGTTTGCAACATTGGAACCGATGCCTGATTTTCTTACACTGAAAACTTATTTGGATTCATTGGATATTCCAAAACAAATTCTATCTTCAACTGCATACGAAAATGTGTATGAACCAATCAAGGAACAAAAAGAAGAATGGTTGAGTAACCACAATGTTACTTGGCCTGATCCTAAATTTGTTCCAGGCAAACAAAACAAGTATAAGTTTGCTAAACCCGACACCATCATCATTGACGATACCCTAAGCGTCATTGAAGATTGGCGTAAAGCTGGCGGCATTGCCATTTGGCATAAGGATGCGCTGACAACTTTGGCACAATTGAGCGTTATTCTCTCATAAAGCGCCTAAATAACATTATGATATCTTGAAAAATAATCCGTTTAATAATCCGTATATTCCGTAGAAAGGTATAATCATGGTAGATTTCTCCAAAATGAAAAAGAGTTCAGGCAATCTGGACGCAATGAAACAAAAGTTGCAAAGCATGGCAACTTCAGATGCTAAATCCGACAAAGAAAACTATTGGAAACCAGAAGTAGACAAGGCTGGCAACGGCATGGCGACTTTGCGTTTCTTACCAGCACCTCCACAAGATGGTGATGATGGTCTTCCTTGGGTTAAGATTTACTCTCACGGGTTCCAGGGTCCAGGTGGTTGGTTAATCGACAACTGTTTGACTACTAAGAACCAACAATGTCCAGTATGTGAACACAATAACAAGTTGTGGAACTCAGGCATTGAAGCGAACAAAGAAATTGTTCGTAAACAAAAACGTAAACTCAACTACATTGCTAACGTGTATATTGTTAACGATCCAAAACATCCAGAGAACAACGGCACAATCAAATTGTTCCGCTTTGGTGCTAAGATTTTTGACAAGATTACTGAAGCAATGAATCCACAGTTTGAAGATGAATCACCAATCAATCCATTTGATTTGTGGAAAGGTGCTAACTTCAAGTTGAAGATTACTAAAGTTGCTGGTTACCAAAACTACGACAAATCAGAATTCGATTCTCAATCTGTATTGGGTAACTTGAATGATGACGAGTTGGAAGCAATTTGGAAACAAGAACACTCTCTTGCAGAGTTGGTTGCAGACAAAGAATTCAAGTCTTATGATGACTTGAAAGGCCGTCTGGAAAAAGTATTGGGTGGCGATGCACATGCTAAGACTACGGTCGAACAAGCAAAAGCTGCACCTAAGAAACCACAAGGCGAAGATTTGCCTTGGGAACCAGAAGTAGAATCATCTAGCGATGATGACATGGCTTACTTCAAGTCTCTTGCTGAAGAATAAAAACAAACGCTCCTTTCTCAGAACTTTGTTTTGACCCCGCCTAGTGCGGGGTTTTTTATTATACCAATCTAATTGAATCCATAATCATCTTCTGAAATACAGGTTCATTATTACGTACCGATATCTCACTTAACTTATCCAGACGAGAATTCTGTGAACCATTTAGACTTTTACGAAGGTTGTTATTGACAATCGTATTGTTTGTATTGACTGGAACACTTGGTAGATTTGAATCAAGGTTTTCTTTTACCGTTGCGTTTAACTTCTGACCTAGGTCTTGCTGAGTACTTTGATTGGTAATAGTGGTAACATCTTTTGGTATTGGTTCAACCCGATTAGTTGTTTTATTTGTCGTATCATACTGTCTTAAACCACCACGTCCACCAGTTTCAGGTGCTTTTGGACCTGGAGTTAAATCTGGTGTGTTTGTATCAATTGCAGGTACACCAGTTGTAATTTGTTTATCTGCTGCATCACTTGCTTCCTTTAACAATTCTGGCGGCGGAGGGTTACCTTTTGAATCCTCATAAGTAAATACACCTTGTGGTTTACCTAAAAATGTCTTCTCATATCTTCTGTAACCTTTTCTTTGTAGATACGCTCCAATAATATTTTGTTTGTTTTTAATGGCCGCATCTTCTTTATCTTTGCCGGCCTGATATCCTTCATTGTTAACTAAATTTGGATCTTGTTCGGATAAAACATCGAAACTCTGTCTTTGTTGTTGAAGTCCTTGAACCGCTTCCTCACCGCCAGATTCTCTAGCTTTATCTTCTTGAGCCTCGTCAATTTTATCCGCAATATAAGTGCCCGCTTGCACACCAAGATATGTACCAGCAAGAATTGCTGACAATGGTACCAACAAACCACTAGATAACATTTCACCCAATTCTAACAATTCAGAACCATACGTAAAAAGTGAATTCAAAAAATCCATCAAGCCGTTTTGGGAATTCTGAGTAGTGATTACTTCTGTCGTTGGTTGGCCAATAGAATCGGTTAACTTCTTCAAGGCCTTTAAAAGGTCTGAATGTCTTTTTTCGACTGCGGCTTCTTTAGATTCTTCAAAGTTATCACGTTCTTCTTTGTTTCGCAAATCAAGTTCTTGTGTCTTTTGTAGGAATTGATAAATCTTAATCAATGTACCTTTCATTCCTTTGCCGCCATCATCCTCAGAAACCTTAATAGCAGATTTTTTGGCTTTATCGGACATCTTTTTGTTACCAAACAAAACGTCAGAATTCTTCACAATCTTTTGAAAGTTTTGTGGAGATACTTTGGTACCAGAAGCCAAAAACTTGGCAACCATCACCGGATCATACTTGTAAGCAGTTGTTTGCTGCATTTTTGATGATATCTTAGCCATTATTGATTACGCTTTCTATCCATTGGATTAGTGTCGTCCACATCTTTTGGTTTTTGTATTGTTTGTGGTGAAGAACCAGGTATCATATTGTTGACAAAAGTATTGTTGGTTTCACTTGAATGTGACATATCTTGTTTTATTGTCTTGTTTTCATCTGATAGTGTACTTGTTTGAGCACCTGTTGAAGGTGGAACATTTGTTGCAGGTTTAACACGAAGCAGTCTTTCTTCACGCAACGCTCTAGCTGATGTTTCTGGTGAAACACTTGCTTTATTTCCGCCAACACCAGAATAAAAAGAATCACCTGGTTCCAAGTCAGATTTAGGCCAAATACCAAATTCATGAGCTTTAATTGCTCTAGGAACACCAAACGATGCAAACTCTTGAGCCATTTGCATCTGTGCTGAAGCTAAATTTTCTGGTGTATCAGCTATTTTACCCGTCAAATAGTCACCCAGTGGTTTTCTTTTTGAACCGGTCAAGTATTCATAATAAAGTCTGTCCTGATTCTTTTCATCGAAAGTATCACTCATTTTTAGTTTCAAAGCGACAATACCCTCTTTTAAAGTACCTTGAATGATTTGATATTTACCAACAGCACTACTTGGATATTGACCACTTGCAATCAATTGATCCTGAAAATCCAGAACTTCCTTCATAGTCATTTCTTTTAATGGTTTCGGTGGTTTGATTCCCTTTTTACCTTTATTAGGATAGACAGTCAAATTATAATCTGGACTTTCCGCTTTTGCTAAAATTGGTATAAGACCTGTTGCAGCTGCACCAGTGGCAATTGCAATTTTAGGAATTTTAGTTGCTGCTGGTTTAACTTCTGCTGGTTTTACTGGTTCAGCAGTCGGTGCCTTTTCTTCTTGTTTAATTTTTTCCGCAGTCTTCTTAGTCTCTACTTCTCTAGCTTCACGTTCAGATTTATCTTTTGCATCTTGTTTGGCTTTATCGGCTGCTTGTTGTCTAGATTTTTCTTCAGCGTCTTTTTTAGCCTTATCAGTTGCTTGTTGTTTTGCTTTTTCTTCAGCTTCTTGTTCAGCCTTTTTAGTAGCTTGTTGTTTTGCTTTTTCTTCAGCTTCTTGTTCAGCCTTTTTAGTAGCTTCTTGTTCAGCCTTTTTAGTAGCTTCTTCTTTACTAGGTTCACCAGGTTTTTTTTCTTCCTTTTTTTTCTTCCTAGTTTCTACTGCTTTTTTCTTTGGCTTTCTACGAACACTTAACGCCTTAATTATTTCATTATGGCGTTCTTGTTCTTCTTCTTCTTGACTTTCTTTTCTAGCCGAAGCTTCATTCTGCTCTAATCTTTTTTTCTCATCAATTGAAACAATCAACTTGTAAATTTCACCAATCAAGTCACTATTGGTTTTTTTAGCCAATGACTTAGAATCTTCCTTGTAACCAGCAATTAGGCCACCAAGGAAGTTCTTTGCAACATCGAGAAGTTTTTTACTTAGACTGGCCATTTACTTTTTTTGTCGTTCTTTTAGTTTTTTATTTTCTTCTTCAAGATATTGAATCAACATTGTGACATAGATATCTCGTTCCCAAGGAATCATATTTTCAAGTTCTGTAAGACTATACTTGTGGTGCTGTATCAATGAAAAGTTAGTCTTATAGTAATTTCTCAGGTCATCATAACAAATTAGAATCCGAAAAAACTTTCGAGTCCTTCTACAAAAATTTCATGTTGAAACTGACATTTTTTGCAGGTCATCTTAATCTTTTTCTTCATCTTAGGAAGGTTTATAAAGAAGTCTTCAATTTTTTCAAATTGTGGTTGACTCAATTGTTCAAGCCAAGTAATCAATTCTTCTTTGGTTGTTTCCTTTGCATAGTGATACTGTTCACCATCATAGATGTATTCAATAGAACTTGCAATCAAGTTGAATGTAACATCGGTGATATTATCAAACTCAATTGAATCTTTGATAACACTGAACTTTGGATAACTCATTTTGACCATAACATTGTCGGTCAAATTGATTTCTGGACTAACCACAACCTCAGATTCTGGATGCAAATCGTTTAGATTCAATTTGGATTCCATAATGGTACCACATTCTTCATCATTCATGAGGTTGTTACAACGGTATTTTGATTCGACAACTTCACCAACAGATTTGGCTCTCAGGTTGACAAAGTAGTATTCAATATCAACGATAGGAATATCATCAATATCAACACCAGGTGTCAATGTACATACAGTCAAAATATCTTTGACGATACTTTGAATAGAACTTGCATCTCCAGATTCCATTGCCATCATCAAAGATTTTTGTTCTTTGACAAGGTATGGTCTGTATTTCAATTTTTGTTTAGAAAGAGGCAACTCAATTTCATAGGTTGGCACTTCAAGTTTTGGTAAAGACATAATAACTCCTTAATTATATAACAGTGATATTGGTTCTATTAACCCATTTTGTATAAGCGAATGTCACAGTCAGTTTGTGGTATCCATCGTTACTCCAATCTAAATCTAATTGGTTAACTGAGATTGGGTATGCATCAAAAAAATCGACCGCATAGGTAGGATTGTTCTGTAAGTCATATTGTACGACAGTCAGTACAGTTCCATAATCCGATTTGAATTTAAAGTTGTTATCCGACAATGGGTTGACATAATCCAACCATGTATCAAAGACAATTTTTTGTTTCATATCACTTTCAACAATGAAAGTTAAGTCCAAATCGGTATAGGTGTTCAAGTATGGAAACTTTTCAATAGGTCCATAAGTTTTTTGGTCTAATGTTGCAAGTGTTCTAGATGGCAAACTTGCAGTTTCACAACGGTATCTTAAGTTTTGACCAACAAAGATATCACCCAGATAACCAACAAGACCAACAGGAGGTACAATGATAGCCTCAAATCTGTTTGGTCTAGCCAGTTCTGACGTAAAACTTGATTTAAATTCTGATATACTTCCTGACATTAGGAGTTCCTTATTTCTTCCATAGATTCTTGCCAGACTTCTTTTGCTGGAGCTTTCTTAAACTGTTGCAACGGTAAGTATAGTGCAATGTCCCATTCTTCAGGTTCAACTGCAATGATCCTGGACTTAATGTGATTGTACAGGTACTTCTTGATACATGGTTTGAACTCTCTGTATCTTGAGGACGCATCCAACATAGGATAGGTCACACGAATTCGTTTAATCTCATCTTCATCATTGTAGATTGCAAATGGTAACAACTTTTTCATAAATGCAATACGTGTTCGGATTGGCAAGTAATGTAAGTTTAGACCAATAAAACCGTCAGAATGACGTTTAAGTGGTATCACCATTGGAAACTTGTCATAATATGGCAAATCTGATTTGGTTTTAGGATCGTACATGAAAAAGTACAAACCACCCATTAAAAACTTGTTTCTATCAACAGGACGCACAAAACGTCCCTTTTCTTTCACTAAAGGACGAATGAGTGTAGAAGGATTATTCATTGATTGAACTCGTCTGTTCAACCATGCAAGAGATTCACGACTCATTGTTGCGTATTGAGCCGCTGCTTTTTCTTCGGATAAGGTGGTTAGTATTGAGTCCATCGGTTATTTAGTTTAGAGTCCGAGGTCGTCTTCCGTAATGACTTTGAATATCCACATGCGGTCTTTGCAGTATTCTTCCGCTGCATTCCATTTTGCCTGATTGACACCGTATGTTGCAACCTCTGTAATGTATCGTTTTGTCACACGTTTCATTGGTTTTGGTGGTTGGGTTTGTTTCTTTGGTTTGACTTCAAGCATCATTGTTCTCACATTACCCTGTTTATCTTTGATTTTTACCAGAAAGTCGGGGAAATAACGATGCCACTTACCGTCCACAGGTGAAATATAGGGAACGATAACTTCTTCTGAAGCCCAAGAAACAATGTTTGGATTTTTGTCGAGCCAAGTCATCACACGACATTCCCACGTGGAACGCCAAATGATATTTTTGTGGTCACCAACATATTTGTTGGGATTTGTGGGTCTAAAGATTCCAGAATATGCCATAAATATATGTATAACAATTCTCCACAGAAAAACTCATGCCAGTATCATTACTACAAGTATATGGACCAAGTGGTGCACCATCGACCCAACCTTATTCAGGTCCTTTGGCACCATTGGAACAAAACAAATATACTCACTCATTACTACAATATCCAAGAGATTTGGCTTCTACAACCAAGAGTCATGTGGTTAAATTTGAGTTTTTTGATATTGATACAAATAGCTCAAGTCAAGTTGGTCAAAATTTGGTTAATTTAGTTTCTGCCTCGGGTGGTGCCATAGGTACTACCATTGCAACAGGTGATACAAGCAATGTGTCTAAGTTTGCCGAAGCTGTTGGACAATCATTGACACCACAAGTAGTGAACACTGGTGGTGCAGTAAATAATGGTGCATACACATTTGGACCACCTGTTCAAAGTTCGGCAAGTACAACAATTGCTTTGTATATGCCAGACTCATTAGAATTTTCATACCAATCAAATTATAACGATTCGGAAACTATTGCGAGTGCAGCGTTGGCTTTGGGTGGAGGCATAGCAAAAAGTATCACCTCAGGAGAAGGTACTCTTGGTAAAATTGGTTCTTCAATAAGTGATATTGCTTCTGGTGCAACTTC